TAGGGGGGCGTATTAGAATAAAAAAATCCGCCCGCACTTAAAATCAAAGTGCGGTCTTTTTCCAGAAAGGAAGTTGTTATGAACGAAGTAAAACTGAATATAAACATTCCTTATTCGATGTTTCGGCAGATGTTTTATGACTATTTCGATAATACGATTGGCTATCACACACCGCCTAAATTAGTCATGTTTACGAAAGCGCATTGGGCGTTGTTTGATAGCGAATTAAGAGATCGAATGATTGAATCGGTTACACGCAAAGATGATGTAAACAAGAAGCTCGGTGATTCTGATTCAGAACTATCAAATTTCAAAGAATGGATGATTGCACACAGAGACGCAAATGAACAAGGTTCGCTGTTAAATGTAATCAATCTCCCAGCGGATATGCAATATAAAGACAAACTGCGGGGCGGATAAAATGACTGAAACAGTAACAATCAGCAAGGCGGAATATGAATCGTTGTTGAAAGATAAAGCGCGGTTGGATTTTATTAATGAAAATAAACACATTTATTTTGTCGTAGTGTGTTGCGATGACAGTAATTGGTTTACGTTTCCGAAAAATGGCGAAATTAGAGCCGCAATAGATAAAACAATGGAGGAAATGGAAGATGAGTAACGAAAATAACGGCTGGATTAGCGTTGAAGATAACCAGCCTAAATTAAACATCCCAGTCTTAACATACGACAAGCAAAACGATACCCAAATGGTTGCAATACTTAAATATATGTCCGACGGCGATTTTTGCGAAAAAGAATGGAACTACTGGGAAGATGTGAATGGCAATGAACTAGACACTGATTATCACTCCATTACCCACTGGCAGCCACTTCCACAGCCGCCAGTTATCAAATAAAAGTTGATAACTCAAAAATCAAACATATTCGGGAAATTTCCAGTAATTTCCAGAGATTTCCCGAAACCAATTTTACCGCACTTTTATGCGGTTTTGTTTTTATGGAGAAAGTATGATTGTTTGGGCGTTATTCGATAGCGGCAATGGATGTTATACGCAAGCAGCGAAAGAATACTCGGATATTGAAATTTACCCGATAGGCATGGATATTGAGAATAAGAATGACCACTTTATCAATCTAAATCTTGCCGACTATTCGCGTATGTTCGGGGATAACACTCTGTTTGATACCCTTGATAAATTGCCTAGTCCAGATTTAATTATTGCTAGTCCACCGTGCGAAAGTTGGTCGGTCGCAAGTGCTATGTGGGGGGGCAACGCAAGCTGGAAACAGGAAACGGGTGCCGTAAACCGTGAATTGTCTAAATTTACCGTGCGGAGCCGCAAAGACTATGATTTACCACACGTCCAGTTTAAGTATGACCGCTCGTTTTTTAATCGGGTTAATGGTGAGTTGTGTATATACAATACAATCGAGATCATTAAGCGGTACAAGCCAAAAGTCTATGTAATCGAAAATCCGGCCAGTAGTCGTATTTGGCATTACATTAGCGACATTTTGAGCTTTGCAATACCGTTTGATAATTTGGCCCATTACAACTGCTACGGTTATCCACTCAAAAAGCCCACTCGATTTAAGAGTAATATCAATCTACATTTAAAGCATGATCGACAATCAAAAGCATTGCAACAATGGGGAGATTTTGCGAAAAGATATAACGAGAGGTCAAATATCCCGCTTGAATTAATTAAGGATATTTACCAGGTAACACAGCAGTATTTAACCAACCCCAAAGACGCTCCAAGTGAGCGTTTTTTATTTTGAGATAATTATGACTTACAAGCTAATTTTAGATGCCTGTTGCGGGTCGCGGATGTTTCATTTTGACAAGCAAAATCCACATGTTTTATTTGCCGACAATCGCACTTTTGAAGGTACGCTATGCGACGGCAGACTACTAAAAGTGGAGCCTGATGTAATCCATGATTTTACAGATATGCCGTACCCGGACAAATCATTTAAGTGCGTTATTTTTGACCCTCCTCACTTAGTTAAAGGCGGTGATAAAAGTTGGATTATACAAAAATACGGTCGATTAAATGAGGATTGGCGAACTCAATTAAAAAGAGGTTTTGACGAGTATATGAGGGTGCTTGATGATTTCGGCACCCTTATTTTCAAGTGGAATGAAACGCAAATAACGGTCAATGAGATTTTAAAAATTATCGGCGTAAATCCAATAATTGGACATAAATCTGGGCGCCTGAATAACACACATTGGATGTTGTTTGTTAAAGGAGCTAATTATATGGAGATGATACAAGATGAGTAAACGCAAGTTGCTGAGTAAAGAAAAAATTGAAGAATATAAAGGGTTCTTAATTCACGTAAAAGAAATGTGCATAGACATGCCTGATGGGGCGTTTTTTGCCACAATGCAATCCGAAACAGAGCTATGGCTTGAAAATAATGGCTTATCGCATTTAGACCCTTATGAGTTTTACATTAAATACGGATGAGTATGCGTACGAGGAGATATCCTACAGACAACCAATACCGCCACCACCAACCGAATAACCAACGACCGCAAAAGTGCGGTCTTTTTTTAAGGAGAATTTATGAAACCTTTTGATTTACAAGAGGCACTGAATGGTGCGCCTGTGCAGTTACGCAACGGACAAAAAGCGTATGTAGTCGGTCTTAGCAAAGTCGGTCCAGAAGATGGTAATAGCTATATTGTTGGGGAGTTCGGGAGAAATTTATGTAATTGGAGCAAAGATGGCAAATACTGGCTAAAACGCGAAAGCGAATTTGATATTGTCGGCATGTTGGAAGAGTCCGAACTAACATCCGAACAGGTGCTAGAAAAGGCGTATCAGGAAGGCTTAATGGTTAGATTTGATGACGGATTTGAATATCCCGTTATCGGAAAAGCTAGAGGCGGTAGTTATTTACTTGGCGATGAGCACAATACATATATCATGTGGTGCGAAGATTTTGGGAAACCAGAAATTTGTCGAGAAGATACCGCAGAATCATCTTCAAAATCCGACACAATCACCGTTACACTGCCTAAGCCGTTTAAGCCAAAACAAGGAGAGACCTACTACAGTATTACTCAGTATAGTGAAGGAGTAGACACAATGCATGCAAACCGACTTGATCATGGTAGCATTTTAAACGGCAACTGTTTCCGCACCGAATCTGACGCCCAAGCATGGCTAGATGCCATGAAAAACGCTTTAGACGATTAATTTAGACCGCACTTTTGTGCGGTTTTTTATTGGAGATAAATTATGAACTACACAAAAAGACCAGTCACAATCCAAGCGTGGCAATTCACAAAAGAGAATTTCACTAAAGGGGTTCCGCACATTTTTAGAAGTAAAAATGTTTCGTATTGGTCGCAATATGGCGGAGAGGTTATCGGAGGGGAAATTAAAACATTAGAGGGTGTAATGGAAATTTCCGAAAATGATTGGGTTATCTGTGGGGTAAATGGCGAATTTTATCCGTGTAAGCCAGATATTTTTGAAAAAACTTATATGCCAGATCCAAATATTGAAGACTATATCAATCGTATTCGTGATCTTGCAAACAATCGAGATGTTGAGGGAACACATATTGAAGCTGATAAAATCTTGTGTGAAGTACTGAAAACTCTTGGACAAAGTGAATTGGTCGAAGAATTTGAAAAATTAGAAAAATGGTATGCGTAATAACGCAAAATGATATGACCGCCCGAAAGGGCGGTTTTTTATTAACTCAATATAGGAGAAAAACAATGAACAGTATTAATACTGAATTCTTGAAACAGCAGATTGCCGATACGGCATATCATCAACTGGATGGGACAACAATCACTATTGCTGTTATCAAGTTGCATTCTGGATTTACAGTTACCGGTGAAAGTGCTTGTGTAGATCCAAATAACTTCGACGTGGAAATTGGCAAAAAGATTGCTTATGAAAACGCTTTTGACAAGTTATGGCAACTCTTTGGTTTTGAGCTTAAGCAAAAAATCGGCGGCGATTGGATTTATCGGTTGCAACGTGAACGCAACGAATTGGCTGAACGACTTGATAAGTTAAAAGCCATTCTTGACGGAATGAAGGAATGTGATCACGACCTATTGAAGTTATTGAATAAACAAGTGGGTGCTATGGATGATTACCTCGATATTTTAAATCAACGTCTAGCGTATGTCTAAAAGCTAAACATAAAGCCTCTTGCCAAAAATGCAAGAGGTTTTTATTGGAGAGAATATGGAACTGATAGGAATTGCTAAAGCCTCAAAAATCATTGATATGCACCAGGTTACTTTACGCGAAAAAGCGGCAAAAAATGAAATTCCGGCATATAAAATCGGCGGGAGATGGAAATTTGATGCGGTCGAACTTGAAAAATTTGTGAAAAAGGATAAAGATCGCTCCGGACAAGTGGCGGGGCATGAGGAGAATATATGTCACGTCAAATTATCTCCCTCAAGAAAAGAGGGGAAATCTGGCACTACTCGTTCACATCGCCGAATGGTGAGCGGATACGCCGAAGCGCTAGGACTTTAGACAAAAATCAAGCGTTGCAACTAGCCTCAAAAGAATACAACGAGTGCTGGCGAGTTTTTAAACTTGGTGAGCGTCCGGAATATTCTTGGCAAGAGGCTGTTGTGCAATGGCTTGAGGAAAAACCAAAGCGCAAGCAAGATCGGAATATGATTTACGGTTTAGTGTGGCTTGATAAATATCTTGGCGACAAAAAACTGTCAGAAATCGATCGCAACTTGATTAAGTTTATCCAGTCCGAAAAAGCGAGAGAGGGCGTTAAAGCAAGAACAATTAATGCCGTCTTGCAGCAAATAAGAGTTGTATTAAGAGCGGCAGTCGAATGGGAATGGATTGATAAATGCCCGGCAATAAAATTTTTGCCAGAGCCGAAAAGACGTATCCGATGGTTAAGTGAATACGAAGAAATTCGGCTCATGCAGGAATTGCCGGAGCACTTAAAACCAATCGTACAATTTGCTATTTTAACCGGGCTGAGAATGTCAAATATCACTCAGTTAAAATGGTCGCAAATCGACTTACCAAAAAAGATGGCATGGATAAACTCCGAGCAGTCGAAAACGGGTAACGGCATAGGTATTCCGTTAAACGACAAAGCCATCGAAGTTATTGTAGCACAATTCGGCAAGCACAAAGAAAATGTGTTTACGTATAATGGCAATGCGGTAAAAATTGCCAACACAAGGGCGTTTAGAGAAGCGCTTAAGCGAGCCGGAATAAAAGACTTCCGATTCCATGATCTGCGTCATACGTGGGCAACGCGGCACATTATGTCCGGAACGCCGTTATACGTATTGCAGGAGCTTGGAGGGTGGACAAAAACAGATACAGTGCGGAGATATGCTCACTTGTCTATTGAGCATTTAAAAAGCCACGCTGACAACGTCCAGCTTTTTGACACAAAATTGGCACAATGCCAAAAAGCAAAAAACCTTACCAACTAATAACTAATTGATAAGGTTATAAAATTTGGTGGAGATAATCGGGATCGAACCGACGACCTCTTGAATGCCATTCAAGCGCTCTCCCAACTGAGCTATATCC